GAAATAACCTGCAAAGCGGATAAAAAATCTAAAACGGGAGGTTTGAACAGTGGTTACTATTTCCATTATCAACTTGAAAGGCGGGGTTGCAAAGACCCTTTCGGCGGTCAATATGGCGCACATTTTGGCAACGGTACATAGCAAGCGGGTTCTGCTTGTAGACAATGACAAGCAGGGCAACGCCTCTAAAATGTTCGGTCTGCATAGCTATGAGGAAATGAGCGTTGCGGAGGTATTGACCGATAAGGCCCCGGATATGGGGGCAATCATAGCGCCGACACGGTACGAAAATCTTGACCTTATCCCCGCAAATATGAATCTGCTTCGGGCAAACCTTGCCGTTATGGTAGATAATACCCGCCAGAGGGAAACGCGGTTTAGAAAGGCTTTCAGGGCAATTTCCGGGGATTATGATTTCTGTATCATTGACAACGCGCCGGATATTAACATCAGCACGATAAACGCCCTTGTAGCGTCCGATGATGTGATTATCCCGATTAAAATTGACAAATTCGCCTTTGACGGTTTGGCAGAGCTGAAGGAACAGATAGAGAACACGCAGGAGGACCTAAACCCGGCCTTGCGGTTGCGGGGATGCCTTGTAACGTCCTATCAGCGCAACGATGTAAACGCGCAGGGGGAAGAATGGTTGCGGACACAGCGGGATTTCCCCGTATTTGCAACCCATATCCGCCGCACGGAAAAAGTGGACGAAAGCACATTTGCCGCAGCGCCTATTATTGAGTATTCGCGGCGGTGCGGCGCGGCGGCAGACTACCTGCAATTTGTCCGGGAATATCTGCAAATGTTGTCCGATTCGGACACAACCGGAAAGGGGGCCGCGCAGCATGGGAAAGTTTAACCTTGTGGACCTATTGAACGGGGCCGGGGAACAGGCAGAGCGGCAGGAAACGGCGCGGACGGAGGCCCGCCCCCAAAAGCCGCCCTATAAAATCGTTGCTTTAAGCGTGTTTGACCTTGTACCGTCCGAAGGCAATTTCTATTCCATAGATGAAATCGAAAAACTGAAACGGGATATTGAGTTAGCGGGTGGAGTAAAGCAGAATTTAACAGTTACCCCGCTTGACGGTGGAAAATATAAGATTTTAGCGGGACACCGCCGCCGCCGCGCCTGTTTGGAACTTGTGGAGGAAGGAAAGCGGGAATATGAGCTTATCCCATGCGGGATTGAGCCGCGGCAGCAGGACAGCGAAATGCAGGAAATCCGGGAAGAACTGCTTATCATTACCACCAATTCACAGCGGGAAAAAACGGATTGGGACCGGGTGCAGGAAGCAAAGCATTTGCACGATGTATTGCGGCGGTACAAGGCCCGCGGCGGGAAATTGCCGGGGCGGTTGCGTGAGATTATCGCGGATACCCTGAATACGTCCGAAACGCAGATAGGCCGGATGGGGGCTATTGCTAAAAACCTGATACCGGAATTTCAAGAGGAAATGCGGGAAAAGCGGTTAGGAATTTCGGCGGCTTATGAGCTTTCCGGGATGCCGGAAGAACAGCAAAGGGCGGCTTTGGAGGAATACCGGGAAAAGGGCAGTTTTTCGGTAAACGATGCAAAGCAGCGGAAAGAAACAGACGCGCCGCCGCGCCGAAAGGTGCGCACGCTGGATGAAGCATTGAAAGAGCACCAGCAGGAAAGCGGCAATTCAGACGGCGGAGCGGGACGGCAGACCCCGCCGTCCGCAATCTCCCCGCAGCAGGAGCAGCCCCCGGCCCCCATTTCCCCGCCGCGCCCGCTCGATGGACCGCCCGCCGCAGGGGGCGAGGAACAGCCCGCCGCCCCCGCTCCACAGGACCGGCCCGTGCCGGAATCGTCCGGGCGGCAGGATGGAGAGGAAAGCGAAATTGCCAGCACTATAAACCGGCTGAATGATTTGTGCGCCTATTGCATGGACAAGGGGGAACAGTGCGACGGTTCAAGAGATTGGACCCTTGATGTAAAGGCGCTACTTTCGGCAATCGAACGGTTAGGGGGCGAAACATAATGAACGGGTATGCGCAGGGATTCAATATTTCCGGTGAGGAAATAGAGGTTTTTGTCAGTGTGGCAAGGAAAGCGGCGGACACGATGAACATATCAATTTCGGAGCTTTTCGGAAAGTTGGAGCGTTACGCCCGCGCAATGGAAGCAATAGGGGCCGTTTTTGACAGCATATTAAATGCCATTCAGGAAACAGTGGACGACTTGGCGGACATTATGGAGAAATTAGAGGTTTTGGAGCTTCCCCCGCCGCTATCAAAGCTGGAAAGGCTATGGATGGCACAGCGACGCCGCGCAGAGCGGGAGCGAATGCGGGTATTTCTGAAATATCTTGAATTTCTCTTTGTTATCAGGAAATACAAACCACCTTAGAAACGGGAGCGGGTACAATGACATTAAATCAACTTGAACAATACCGGGATTTGTCAAAAGAAGTGAAAATGCTGGAACAGCGGATAGCGGACCTTGAAAACAGCCCGAAAGCCTTTGTTTCGGATTCGGTGATAGCGTCCGCACAGTGTATCCCCTATCAGCCGCACACGGTCACAATACAGGGGTACGGCAATCAACAGCAGGATAAAATAAACGCCTTGCGGGTGAAGTACATACAGCGGCGGCAGCAGCTCTATAAACAGATGGTGGAAATAGAATCCTTTGTTGACGGGCTGAAGGATAGCCGGTTGCGGCAGATTATAGAATATCGGTACGTTAAAGGAATGCCGTGGAACGTGGTTGCGAAGAACGTATACGGCTATCCGAGCGGGGACGCGGCCCGCAAAGCGGTAACAAGATTTTTTGAAAAATTTTGATTCTGTCCGTTTTGTCCGTTTTTGATGTGGTATATTTGTATTGTGAAAGTGGGCCGGAAAAAATCCGGTCCGCTTTTTTGCGCCTTCCGCGCTGGATGCAGGGGGCAAAACGCGAAAACAAATGAAGGGGGCGGCAGCTTTGGGCAGACCGCGGGACCCGCGCAGGGACGCGGCGAAAGACCTTTTTCTTGCAAGGCGGGGGAATATCACCACAAAAGAGCTTGCAGAAAAAGCGGGCGTTCCAGATAGTACAATCCGCAAATGGAAAAGCCTTGACGGGTGGCAAGCGGCCCTTGATAAGCAGAAATCAAAACGGCGGCGGGGCGGACAGCCCGGAAACAAGAACGCCGTGGGAGCGGGTGCGCCTATCGGCAACCGCAACGCTGAAACGCATGGGGCATACAGCGCGGTCCACCTTGATGATTTGAGCGACGAGGACCGGCAGTATATAGAATCTATCGGCCTTGATAGCGCGGAAAACATGACGCGGGAATTACAGTTATTGACCGCAAAGGAAAGGGACCTTAGACGGCGTATAAAGGCGCTGGAAGATGAAACAGCGGATGCCCTGCATACAGACAAGGTTATAGAAATGCTTACGCCACAGGGCCAGCAGGACAGCCCACAGGACAGCGGCGCGGGGGAATCCCTTAAAACAGCAATGCGCACGGTGATAAAGTCAAGCCCTTTTGACCGGGCTATGAAGCTGGAAGCAGAGCTTAACAAAATCCACGGGCGCATTATCAAGCTGATAGACAGTATAAAGGGCTATGAGATGGAGGCCCGCCGCCTTGAATTGGAGGAACGGCGGTTCCGGTTCGCAAAGCAGCGTGCAACAGGTGAATACAACATAGACCCGGACACAGGCGAAATAGACGATACACAAGACCATGACGGCGAGGAAGGCCCGGAGCTATGAGGCGCGGGCAATAGGTTCTTTCGGCGGCTGGGCCGCCTTGCGGGTACGCGACGCCCGGCGTTTTTCCAGTTGCGAAAAAATTTTGAACACTTCCGGGGATGCCGGAAAATTTTTTGAGGGGGTGCGTCAAAGAAACAGAGCAAAGGGGGCGGAGGCTTGAAATTATACGATACAAAGCAGGTTGCGCGGTTTCTGGACATTACAGAACGCCGGGTGCGACAGTTGCGGGAGGAAGGTATTATTTCGGAGTTGCGCCCCGGCCTGTATGACCTGATAGACGCAAACCACAGGTATATAAACTATTTGCGCAACCGAAACCCGGACAGCGGGGAACGCATTGACTATAACGCAGAGCGGGCAAAGCTGGTAAAGGCAAAGCGGGAAAATGAAGAATACGATTTGCGCCTAAAACGGCGGGAATTGCACACTTCGGAGGAAATCGAGCGGGTAATAGAAACCATGCTTATCAATTTCCGCAGCCGCCTTTCCTCTATCCCGTCCAAACTTGCGCCAATATTGAGCAAGAAAAAGGACACGGCGGAAATAGCAAGCCTAATAAAACAGCAGGTAGACGAAGCCCTAACGGAACTTTCGGAATTTGAGGGAATGGAGGAAGCCGCAGATGATGGGCATAAGGACGGAAACGCGGGAACTGTTCAAAAAGATATTTAAGGTTTTGGCCCCGCCGCCTAATATGACGCTTTCGGAGTGGGCCGACAAATACCGTTATCTTTCCCCGGAGGCGGCGGCGCGTCCGGGGCGGTGGCATACAGAAAATACCCCGTATTTGCGGGAAATCATGGACGCGATTTCAGACCCGGCAATAAAAAAAGTAGTCGCTATGCTGGGGGCGCAGCTTGGGAAAACAGAGGGCCTAATCTTAAATACGATAGGTTACTATATGCACTATGACCCGTCCCCCATTTTGGCGATGCAGCCCACAATAGACCTGGGGGAAACCTTTTCAAAGGACCGCTTAACGCCCATGTTGCGGGATACACCGGTATTGCGGGGGAAAGTCAACGATAAAAGCCGCAACAGCGGGAACACGATATTAAAAAAGCACTTTCCGGGCGGGCATATCGCTATTGTGGGGGCCAATTCGCCTATTGGCTTGCGCAGCCGCCCGATTCGGATACTTCTTGCAGACGAAATAGACGGATACCCCGCCAGCGCCGGGGAGGATGGGGACCCGCTTTACCTTGCCAGCAAACGTATTGCAACCTTCTGGAACAAAAAAGAAGTGTATGTGAGTACCCCCACGCTGAAAGGTACGTCAAAGATTGAACGGGAATATAACAACAGCACAATGGAAGAATGGTGCGTGCCTTGCCCGGTTTGCGGTGAGCTGCAACCCCTGCAATGGAAACACGTTATATTTGACGCAAGCAATCTTGATGAAATCTTGTATTCATGCGAGAAATGCGGTTGCGTTTCCAGTGAAGCAGAATGGAAAGAGCGTTTTACAGATGGGAAATACATTGCGGCACACCCGGAGCGGGAAACAAGAGGCTTTCACGCAAATTCCCTTGCGTCAACGTTTATGGACTGGAAAAAGATTGTGCAGGATTTTCTTACAGCGAACGAGGAAAAGAAAAAGGGCAATATCGAAACGCTGAAGGCATGGACAAACCTAAATATGGCGGAAACATGGGCAGATGGCGGCGAACAGGTGGACGAAGAAGCCCTGTTCAAGCGCCGGGAAAAGTATAATTGCGAGGTTCCCGCCGATGTGCTTTATTTGACCGCAGGCGTTGACACACAGGACGATAGATTAGAAGCGGAGGTTGTCGGATGGGGCGAGGGCGCGGAAAGCTGGGGAATCCGGTATGCGGTTTTCTACGGCGATACCACGCAAGAAAAGGTATGGAACGATTTGGACGCATTCCTATTGCAGACCTTCGAGCGGGCGGACGGCGCAAAAATGAAAATCGTTTGTACCTGCATTGACAGCGGCGGACATAGGGCCAATACCGTTTATAAATTCTGCAAGGCACGCAGCGCCCGCCGTGTATACGCTATTCGCGGACAGGGCGGGGACGTTCCCTATATCAAGCGGCCCACAAAGAACAACCGCGAACAGGCTATATTATTTACTCTGGGCGTGGATGTGGGAAAATCAATCCTGTATGACCGCCTGAAGGTGGAGCCGCCAGAGGATGAAACCGGCGAAACGGAAAGTATGCCGGGATACTGCCATTTCCCGCGGGGCCGGGACCGGGGCTATACACGGGAATATTTCAGGGGTTTAACCGCAGAACATAGGGTTTTGACCTACAAAAAGGGCGTGCCGGTGTATGAATGGCGCATTAAAGACGCGTCCCACAAGCGCAATGAGGCTTTGGACGTTCGCAATTACGCAACGGCGGCGCTTGAAATCAGCAACGTAACCTTGAAAAAGCCGGATAAGGCCGCAGTAGCAGCCCCGCAGCAGCGGCGGACACGGCGGCGGCGTTCATCGGGAGGGGTGATATAGTGGCGAGGAAAGAGAAAACAGAACTTGAAATAGCGCGGGAACATTACAAAATGTGGTTGGAGGCAGAAGAAGAAATTGCTTTGGACCAGGCGTATTCTATCGGCAGTCAGAGCTTGACGCGGGCGGATTTAGGCAAGGTGGCGCAGCGGATAGAATATTGGCGCAACCGGGTTGCGGTGCTGGAAAACATGCAAAAGGGCAAGGGCCGCAGCCGCATTTACAGAGTTATCCCCCGTGAACTGTAAAGGGGGCGCAGGGCATGAATATTTTAGACCGGGCAATAGCCGCCGTTGCGCCGCAATGGGGGATAAAGCGGGCCGGGGCGCGGCGGCGTTTGCAAATTCTCGATAGCGGGTATGGGAATTACGGGGGCAGCACAACAAAAAAATCTTTGCGTGGCTGGTTATTCGGCGGTGGTTCCCATAAAGAAGATATTGAGGACAATTTACCCGTTGTGCGCCAGCGTTCCCGCGATTTGTACATGGGTGTTCCGTTGGCAACCGGCGCTTTGAAAACATGCCGGACAAATGTTGTCGGTTCCGGCCTGAAATTGAAAAGTCAAATTGACTTTGAATTTTTGGGCATGTCAGAAGATGAAGCGCGGGAATTGGAGCGAAAAATTGAACAGGAATTTTCCCTTTGGGCGGATTCGACGGCGTGCGATATAGAACGGCTGGACAATTTTTCAGAGCTTCAGCAGCTTACTTTCCTGAATTGGCTTATGTCCGGGGATGTACTTGTAACCTTGCCCACAACAAAGCGGCCCGGAATGCCTTATGATTTGCGCGTCAGGCTGATTGAGGCGGACCGATTAAGCAGCCCTATGGGAAACACAAACCCGCTGATAATCGGCGGCGTGGAGGTAAACCCCGCGGGGGAGGTTATCGCATACCATATCAGCACACACCACCCGCTTTCATGGGAGTATTCAGAAACAAAGTGGACACGGGTAGAGGCATACGGGACCGCAACCGGGCGGCGGAACGTCCTACATGTTATGAACCGGGAACGGATAGGACAGCGCCGGGGCGTGCCGTTCCTTGCTCCTGTAATCGAGGCGTTGAAACAGTTAGGGCAATATACCGATGCGGAATTGACCGCGGCGATTGTGTCCGGCCTTTTTACCGTGGCGATTGAAAAGGATGAAAATTCAGAAGGGGACATGGTGGGCGCGGTTGTATCGGAGGAACAGCAGGTAGACAGTGAGGACGATAGCACGATTGAGCTTGAACCGGGGTTAGTATGGGATTTGGCAAAGGGGGAAAAGGCAACCCCGCTTACCCCCGGCAGGCCAAACGCAAATTTTGATTCTTTCACAACCTCTATTTGCCGTCAGATTGGGGCGGCGCTTGAAATCCCCTATGAAATCCTGCTAAAACATTTCAATTCCAGTTTCACAGCAAGCCGCGGGGCGCTTTTGGAATTTTGGAAGATGGTAAAAATGTACCGGAATTGGCTTTCGGCGGATTTCTGCCAGCCTATTTTTGAAGAATGGCTTGCGGAAGCCGTTGCGAAGGGGCGCATAGCGGCCCCCGGCTTTTTCGCGGACCCGCTTGTACGGCGTGCCTATTGCCGCGCAGAGTGGAACGGCCCCGCGCAAGGGCTTTTGAATCCTGTACAGGAGGTAGAGGCGGCGGCAAAGCGGGTTGAACATTATTTCTCCACAGGGGAGCGGGAAGCCGCCGAAATGAACGGTTCCGATTTTTACCGGAATGTCCAGCAGCGCAGGCAGGAAAAGAAAATCATAAAGGAGGCGGAAGGCATTGCCGATGCAGAAACAACCCCCGCGCCAGACCCGGACGCAGGGCAGCAGACCGGAGAATAACAGGTTTTGGGACTTTGTTTCCGCGGGCGATAATCAGCCCGCGGAACTTATCCTATACGGGGATATTGCAAGTGAAAGCTGGTGGGGGGATGAAGTCACGCCCCGGCAGTTTAGCGACGAACTGCAAGCCCTGGGCAGCGTTTCGGAAATCGTTGTGCGGATTAACAGCGGCGGCGGGGATGTGTTCGCCGCATTTGCGATTTACAGCCGCTTAAAGGACCACCCGGCGCATATCACGGTAAAGGTTGACGGATGGGCCGGGAGTGCGGCAACAATTATCGCAATGGCGGGCGATACGGTCAAAATACCTGCGGCGGCTAATTTCATGGTGCATAACCCGTCAATGGGCGTTTTGGGCTATTATCAGGCGCAGGATTTCCGCAGCTTTGCGGATGAATGCGACACGATAAAAGACAGCATTGTAAACGCCTATGCCCTGAAAACGGGCAAGGACAAAAGCGAAATCGCCGCGATTATGAGCGCGGCAACGTGGTACACAGGGGAAACGGCGGTGCAAAACGGTTTTTGTGATGAATTGATGTTTGAGGAAATCCAAACGGAGGCCACAAACGCCCATAAAATCATTGTAAATTCCGTAGTAATGGACCTTTCAAAGCTCCAGAATGTACCGCAGGCATTGTTAAACAGCAGGCCGCACGGGGGCGGTAACTGTTTGAATCATACCACACAGACAGAACAAGGGGCGGGAACGCCCCAAAATCAAAAGGAGAGTGAAGAAACTATGCCGGAAATCAAGACAGTGGACGAACTGAAAGCGGCCTACCCCGATTTCACAAAGGCAATCGCGGACGCAGCCGCCGCCGCCGCGCAGGATGCGGAGCGCAAGCGGATTCAGGACATTGAGGGCGTGGCAATCGCGGGCTATGAGGATATTATCAAGGCCGCGAAATTTGACAAGCCTACTTCCGCCGCAGACGTTGCCCTTGCAATCGTCAACCGCCAGAAAGAGCAGGGCGGGAAATACCTGCATGACCGCGCCGCCGATGTGCAGGACAGCGGGGTAAACGATGTAGGCGCAGAGGGGCAGGAAGGGGCCGCAGGGGGCGGGCCGGACCCGTTCGCGGAAGCCATTGACCGCCTGTTTCCCCAAACGAGATAAGGAGGATTTACCATGTACGGAATTGAAGAAAGGACCTATACCCCCGACAATTTTTTCCGCGGCTTTTTCCCCGCTGTCCCGGAACACGGGACGGTAAAGGATGGCGCAACGGTGCGCAAATATGCGCCGGTAGCGGAAACGGCGGACGGAATCGAGGAAGTCACGGCGGCAACGCTGGATAAGCTGGTAGGCATTGCGGCAGATGTGCCGGACGATGGCGGAAATGTCGTTTACTACATGACCGGCGATTTCAACGCGGCGGCGGTGGTTTTGCCGGAGGGCGTGACCCTTGACGCGCTGAAACCCGCTTGCCGGAAACTTTCTATTTTTTTGAAGTAAAGGAGTACATAAGATTATGCCTAACGAAATTTCTATTTTTGACCCGCGTACAATGGGCAGGCTGGTTTCCCGTATGCCCCCGGCGCGTACCTTTTTCCGCGATACGTTTTTCAGGAACACGGAAACCTTCCCCACAAAAAGCGTTGATGTGGATTTCAAGAAAGGAAACCGCGCCCTTGCCCCCTTTGTCCACCCCAAAATGCCGGGAAAAACGGTCCCTAACCGGGGATACACGACAAAGACCTATACCCCGCCCATGCTGTTCCCGGACAAGGTGACGACCGTGGATGACCTTTTGGGCCGGATGGCGGGGGAAAACCCGTACAGCGGCAAGACCCCGGCAGAACGCGCTATTGAGAAATTGGCGCGGGATTTTTCGGAGCTTGACGAAATGATTACCCGCCGCGAAGAATGGATGTGCGCACAGGCCCTTTTTACCGGCGTTATCCCCATTGTTGGCGAAGGAATCAATGAGGAAATCAGCTTCAATTTTACCAACACGGAAACCATCACGGCGGCGGCAAGCAAGTGGAACAAGGACACAGCGGACCCCATTGCAGACCTGAAGCGTTGGCGGAAAATTGTGCAGAAAAACGGCTTTGTCAACTGCAATATCTGCATTATGGCGGACGATGTGGCGGAGGCGTTCACGCGCAACGCAAAGGTTATGAAAATGCTTGATACCGAAAAATACGACATTGCGGTTATCAAGCCCCGCGAGCTTTTGAACGGCACAACTTATATCGGGACCATTAACGGGCTGGGGCTGGATATTTATACCTATACGGAATGGTTTCTTGACGATTGGACAAACCCCGCCGCCCCGGAGGAAAAGCCCCTTGTCCCGGACGGTACGGTTTTGTTGGCTTCCACGGCGGCAATGTATTCCCGGTATTACGGCGCGGTAACGCTGGGCAATAAGAAAACGGACAATTTCGCAACGGTGGAGGGCGTGCGCGTGCCTAAAAGCTGGATGGAGTACAACCCGGACCGGCGCTTTATCCAGTTGTTCAGTCGCCCGCTTCCTGTCCCCCATGAAGTTGATTCGTGGTTTGTCGCAAAGGTGCTTTAAGGCTATGCGGCGGAATTTCAAAGCGCAGCTTGACCGGGACAGAAAGCGGGTATTCCACAACAGCCGGGAATTTGCGGAGATAAGGGAAATCGAGTACGGCGGGGATTATTATAAAATCCCCGTCGTACTTGACTATGAGGCCGCGAAAGACCGGAAAAAGCCTTCGGCAGACCATGCGGAGGGCATTTTCCTTGTTGATTTGGTGGTTTATATTGACCTTGACGATATAAATCGGATACCGCGCAAAGGGAATCAGATTTCCATTGATGGGGATTTGTACAACATTGTAACGGTAGAAAACCGTCACGGGGAAATCGTCCTGAATTTAGAGGCGTTTACAGAGTTTGGGGGCGTTTAGGAATGGTAGGAATCAAAAGCGAACAGATAGAACGGGTGGAATCCATTCTTAACGGGGTGCAGCGCGGGCCGGAAAAGGTTTTCTTTAACGTGATTAACCGCGCATTGGATACCGTGCGGACGGCGGCGGGCCGACAGATACGGGAGGTTTACGCAATCAAGCAAAAGGATTTGCGGGCGGAAAGCAATATCAAACTGAAAAAGGCAAGTCAAACCGATTTAGCGGGCGAAATTGCTTTTGCCGGTTGTAAAATCCCCCTGTATCGGTTCAATGTAACCCCCAAACAGCCCGCGCAGGGCGTGAGGGTGAAAGCCGCCGTTTTGAAATCCAGCGCCCAAACGGAATTTGAACACGCCTTTATTGCGCGGATGCAAAGCGGGCATGTTGGTGTGTTCGAGCGGGCAACCGCAAAGCATTTGCCCATTGATGAATTTACCGGGCCGTCCGTGGCGCATATGGCGGGGAATAGCGTTGTTCTGGAACAGGTGGAAAAGGAAGCGCAGGAAACCATAGACAAGCGGATAGACCATGAAATGGACCGGATTCTTTCCGGTTATGGGGGGAAATCATGACACCTTTTGTATTGCTTGACGAACTGAAAAAGTTTGTCGAGGCGGAAACAAAGGATTTACTTTTGCCGGTCCGATTGGAGCGGGGCAGCACGGGACCAAAGGAACGCGCCCCCGAAGTGTTTACTATGCGCCTGAAAAAGAGCGCGGACAAGACAAACAAGGTTCCCTATGTCCTTTTGCAGTTTATCAAGAGCGAGGACAGCCAGCAGCCGGGGCAGCCGGTGCGTTGTGAAAGCTGGGTGCGGATTATCGCGGCAACATACGCCGAAAGCGAGGACGAAGGGGCTTTATCCGTGCTGAATGTTTTAACGCGCATTCGGCTTGCAATGTTGCGGGCCGGGATTATCGGGCGGCAGTTTGTGCTTCGTCCGCCCCTTGAAATGATTGTGTACCCGGACAGCACGGCCCCTTATTATTTGGGGGAAATGATGAGTGTTTGGAGTATGCCGAAAATGGAAAGCGAGGTCAATTTATGGCAGGTGTAAAAAAGAGCGCACAGGGCGCACAGAGTGCCGCACAGCAGGACACAGCAGCCGGGGTGGGAAATGATACCGCCACAAAGGGAAAGCCTGTCAGCGGGCCGCAGAGCGCCGCACAGGACGCGCCCGCCGCAGAGCGGCAGGAGAGCGCGGCGGAATATACGAAATTCGTCTATGTGGGGCCGTCCCTCCCCCGCGGGGCGCTGAACCACAACACGGTTTTTGATGGGACGATGCAGGAAATCACGGAATACCTTTCCGATGTGCTGAAGGGCTATCCGCAGGTGAAGCGGCTGATTGTCCCTGTTCACAGGCTGGGAGAGGCCAGCGCGAAAGCGCGAACGCCCGGAAACATCCTGCATAAATACTACAATGACATTGCTTCGGCGGTCAGCAGCCGAAAAAAGGAGGGGTAAAACGTGGGAATTGGCTATGAACACGGCATAACAAGTGAACAAATCGAAACTTCGGTTTCCACGCCGCGCACAGCGGGTTCCGGCATTGTGTTCGTTGTTGGTACAGCCCCGGCGCATACGGTGGGCGGCACGGTCAACGCGCCTATTATGGCGCTGAATTACAAAGAAGCCGTTGCCGCGCTGGGGTATAGCGAAAACTGGAAAAATTACACGCTTTGCGAGGTTATGTATTCCAGTTTCCAGCTTTACGGGGTTTCGCCGGTTTTCTTTGTGAACGTTCTGGACCCGGCAAAGCACAAAAAGACGGTGGACGCGGCGGAATATGAAATCATTGACCGCAAAGCGTCTTTGCCGGTGGAGGCAATCGCGGAAAGCGTCAAGGTAACGGACGAAACCGGCGCGACAACCTACACGCCCGAAGAGGATTACGGGCTTTTGTACGATGGGGAAAACCTTATTTTGGAGGTTTTGGACGGCGGCGCAATCCCGGACAGCGCGGGAAAGCTCAAAATCGAATATACAGCGGTAGACCCGTCGAAAGTGTCCGATTCGGACATTATCGGCGGGTTCAATGTTGCAACAAAGAAAACAACCGGCTTTGAGCTTGTGGACGCAGCCTTCGCAAAATACAATATCGCGCCGGATTTGCTTTTGTGTCCCGGATGGTCCCACAAACCGGAGATTGCCGCAATCATGACCGCAAAAGCGGAAAATATCAACGGCGTTTTCGAGGGGAAAGCCCTGATTGACGTTGACGCGGCGGCGGTCCAGCATTACACGGACGCGCCGGAATGGAAAAAGAAGCAGAATATTTTTTCAAAGTATCAGATTCTTTTCTATCCTATGGTAAAGCTGGGCGAAAAGCTGTTCCACCTTTCGACACAGGCGGCGGGGCTTATGGCAAAGGTGGACACGGACAACGGGGATTGCCCTTGCGAAAGCGCGTCCAATAAGAATTTGCAGGCCAACAGCGCGGTTGTGGACGATGGCGCAGCGGGTGAGGAAATGCTTTTGGACCCGCAGCAGGCAAACTATTTGAACAGCCAGGGCATTGTTACCGCCCTGAATTTCATGGGCGGCTTTGTCCTTTGGGGCAATGAAAGCGCCTGCTTCCCCGCAAACACGGACGTAAAGGATTATTTCTATTCCGTGTCCCGCATGTTCGGGTGGGTTTCCAATACCATCGTGCTTACCTTTTGGGGCAAGCTGGACAAGCGGCTTAACCGCCGCTTGATTGACAACATTTGCGACACAATGAACATTTGGCTTAACGGATTGACCGCCGAGGAAAAAATCTTAGGCGGGCGCGTTGAGTTTAGGGAGGATGAAAACCCGGATACGTCTTTGATGGCGGGCAAAGCAACCTTCCATGTATTCCTTACCCCGTGCAGTCCTGCAAAGCACCTGCATTTCATTTTGGAATACGATGTAGATTATTTGTCCGCGCTCTTTGAGTAAAGGAGGGAACAGGCATTGAAAGTTGATAACGGAACACTGAATTTCCGGGTATATGAGGACGCAACGGTATTCTATGGCATGGCAGAAGTTGCCTTGCCGGAAATAAGCCTGCTTGCGGAGGAAATCAAGGGCGGCGGGATTGCCGGGGCTTTCAGCGGCGTATTTATGGGCCACACGGAAGCAATGTCCACAACCATGAATTTCCGCAGCGTGACCGCAGACGTTACCCGGTTGATGGAGCCGCGCAACCATCAGATTCAGCTTCTATCTTCGCAGCAAATGTGGGATTCGGCGGCGGGGGTGTTTAAGGAAGTGGCGGTCAAGCACCTTTTGACCGGGACCCCCTCTAAATACAACCCCGGCAAATTAGCCCCCGCCTCCCCCACGGAAACCACGGTTGAACTTGCGGTGACATACTTTGCAACGTTCATCGACGGGGTAAAGAAAACCGAAATTGACCCGATTAACTGCATTTTCTTTATGAACGGCAAGGATTGGTTGGCGCAGACCCGGCGCAACATCGGGATGTAACAGACAGGAGGAAAAAACATGAATGCAGAAATGAACAACGGTGCAAACGTGACAGAGCTTGCGCCCGGTGCGGTTATGGCATTGGAGCCGGAAAAGCCCGCTTTGGGTTCCAGCGTGGCGGGGCTGGATGGGGCAAGCGGCGAATACGTCCATAAATTCAAAAAGCCGTTTGAATATGAGGGGAAGCGGTACGAAACCCTTTCCTTCAATTTCAATCGGCTTGTGGGCCGGGATATGACGGCAATCGAACGGGAAATGCAAATGAGCGGCGAAACCGCCTATACCCCGGAAACGTCCCACGCCTACCAATGCAGGCTTGCGGCGCGGGCCGCGGGGATTATGCCGGACGTGCTGGAGGCTATGCCCCTGGGCGATTTTAACCGGATTACCAACAGTTGCCGCAATTTTTTATTAAGCACCGGGTACTAAATCAGAATCCGGCCCGGTGGTTCATATCGCAAAGCGTAAAACTTGCAAAGTACACAAACACGCCGGTTCCGTTCTATCTTGATATGACGATTGCAGAATTAAACCTTTGGATTCAGGAATGCAATTTGTTGATTGAGGAAGAAAACGAACGGATAAAGCGGCAAGGAAAAAATTTGTGATACCCTCTTGACTTTTTGCAGAGGCAGTAATATAATTATTGCAGAGGCGAAAAGTAAGGGGGTGAAAGAGTGTCGCCAAGGACAGGCCGTCCACCCATTGAGAATCCCAAAAGCGTAAAAATGAATATCCGCATATCGGAAGAAACCGCAAAGGATTTGCAGGAATGCGCAGAGGCATTGAAAATTTCGCGTGTCAATGTCATTGAAAAGGGAATCAAGATGGTAAAGGACGAAATAGAAAAATAACGGTTCCGCCCTCCCGTGGAAAGTTGAGCGAAACCGTTATTGCACCAGCCCGGAGGCTGATAAAATAAGCATATCACACTTCCGGGGAAAAATCAACGGAGGTTTTATGATGAACGCTGAAAAATCTTTCAAGGCATTGGTAAAATCCGCAAGAATGCGTAACTTTAAGGTTAGCTTTTTCTGTAAACCTGATTGCGGAATTGACGGTAATGTTTGCGGTGCAAGTATCAGAATCAACAGCAGCCGCGACTATGAAACGAGGCTTAAAACGTTGGTGTTGTTGCTATCCAAGCACGACTTCTTCGGAATGAAGAACGGATATGCCGTTGTTGAATCTGGTAAGGAAGCGGGCGGAATGTCAGCGCATATTGCACTTTTCGCAATGTGCGTTGCGGAAGCTATTCAGGCCGGGTAATGCACATGGCAAAGCTGATTGATTTAACAGGGCAACGCTTCGGGCGGCTTGTCGTACTGGAACGAGTCACCCATGCAAAAGGTGAACGGGTTCGGTGGTGGTGCAAGTGTGATTGCGGAAGAGTAACTATTGCTCTATCAGAAACATTGCGAAATGGCGATAGCAAAAGTTGCGGTTGCCTTCAAAAAGAAATCGTTTCGAGATGCAACACTAAGCATAAAAAATGCGATGAAAAGTTGTATGGAATTTGGAACGATATAAAACAGCGAACAGGCAACAAAAATAATCCAAGATATGCCGATTACGGCGCAAGAGGTATAACGGTTTGCGCAGAATGGCAGGAGAATTTTTTAGCATTTCGTGCATGGGCTTTAACACACGGCTATCAAGAAGGACTTTCCATAGACCGCATAGATAATGATAAAGGGTATAGCCCTGATAATTGCCGATGGGCAACAGACATTCAGCAAGCGAACAATAAGCGAAACAATCATGTTGTTACTTATCAGGGGAAATCTTTGACATTAGCAGAATGGGCGAAGGAATTAAATATATCCTATACCGCCCTGAAACAACGTATAAACAAATTGGGATGGTCTATTGAACAGGCATTGACAACGCCTGTTCGCAAAAAATAACCAGAAACGGACAGCCACCCCCCGCCTGGGGGGGGGTGCCTTTTTATTTTACGGGGGGAGGGATTGGCGGC